AGTGCATTGGCGAGCATCCCTGTCGCAAAAACAGCAGTGAGGGCTGGTTCTGCTTTGATGGCTTGACGCGTCTGCTTGTTGCCGTAATTCTGGCGCCACTTACCATTAGCAACAATAACATTGCTTGTGATAGGGCCGTCGTGAACAAGGTGCAGGGCTCCTCCTGAATCACAGACTACATCAATCGACGAGTCATCTTCAACTGGTGTAATTCTTGTCCCCAACAAATGGGTGTCGAGAAAATCAAGCTCAAGATCCTCTAGAGTGGCCCTTCCGATGTCATTCTCGGGAGAATGGATGAAATCGAAGGGGTTTTCTGTGGCAAATGACTTGCCTCGGGATAAAACCTGGGTCTCAGCGGTTTGGGGTGCTGCAGCTTGGGGCTGCGGTTTTGGCAAAACTAATCCTGTGGGGATAGGATCCAGTTTGCTGATGGCCCTGGGGCGTGGAAGAGTAGGCCCACGAAGGTAACTCGTGTCCGTGTGAACAGGACTCGTGTCCTTGCAGGCTGCATGCTTCTCTTCTTCTTTGGATTCCTTGATAAAAGGGGTTGGCTCAAAGTCTTCCTCATCACCTTCGTCGCTATCAGAAGATATGTTGGTTGACCCTGTCTCTCCAAAAGTTCCTTGAACATCAGAATCGGGGTAGTCGATCTCGGAGTCTTCATCGAGATCGGGTGCATCGTCCATCATCATTTGACCCTTCGCCTCTTCTTGAGGGAAATAATCTTCATTATCTGAGTCATCGAGAACGCCAGGGGCGTCGATAACCAGATCGTAAGGATTGACAATAGGCTGGGTTGAATCAGCTCCTGTCCGTTTGTGGGCAGCGATGAGTTGTGCTTGGTGGCATTTCTCGGAATTCGCGAGGAGTTCCGTGACAAAGACCATCAGTGTGTCGTAATCCATGTCGACATATTCCTCTCCATCAACAATTGTCTTGGGGTAAACCCTGAAGACAAGGTGGGGGAAATGGGCATCCTCGGTGACATCTGCAACGACTTGGGGATTTGTCTTATCAAAT